TTGGTCGAGGCAGTCAACCAAGAGAACAATCTGGCTGAGCCAGAGGCCGGCAGTGGCTCTGAAGACAGGCTGGCCGAGCTGGAGAACCAGCTAGCGCAAGACAAGGCTCGTCTGGCTGAGCTGGAACAGACAGTAGCCAGCCGAGACAGCGAACTAGCTGGCTTGAAACAATCTAAGGCCGAGGTGGAGGCGAGGGTACAGGACCTGAGCCGTTCTCTGACTGAGGCCGTGGCCAGCTATCGGGCGATGGTGGTTCAGGCAAACCCGGAAATTGAGGGGCTGGTTAACGGGGACACCATTGAGGCGATTAGCGAATCGGTAAGCCAGGCCAAAGCCTTGGTTAGCAAGGTCAGGCAAGGGCTGGAGGCGGAAATCTCATTGACTCGCATTCCGGCCGGAGCACCGGAGAGAACATCGCCCGAGCTATCGTTATCGCCTCGCGGGAAGATTCAGGCCGCTCTGGCTGGCCGAACAAAATAGTCAAAATCAAATCCAGTACCGAAAGGAGGGACCAAAAATGGCACTAACTTTAGTCGAAGCATCCAAGTTGTCTAATGATATGCTGTTGCAGGGGGTGGTGGAGACCATCATCAAGGACTCGCCCGTTCTGCGGGAATTGCCCTTCATTGAGATTGTGGGCAACGGGCTGACTTACAACCAGAAGTAACAGAAGTCGGCCTTATGCTTCCCTTGACCTCTATCTTGTTGGGATGAACATAGGCATATAGCCCCAGCTTCCGCAATTGCTGAGCAGCTATTACCTCTGGATGCTCTAAAATTTCAGGGTCAGGTAAGAAAGTAAGCGTCCCAGGGAAGTTCTCGTTTACATTCCCGAAAAGCTCATTGAAGATGCTCCCGGGTTCAGCCATATTCCGTAGGGTCTGCCAATACTTTGTGAGACGCTCATTGTCAGCGATTTTTTCTAATAGCATCGGGTCTACTTCATCCGTTTGGCGTTCAAACTCAGCCAACCTTGCCCTGAGTCCGGCGATCCGGGCCTTATACTCATCGGCTGACAATCGGCTGAGTTCAAACATAGTATCAGCCTTTCCCATAGCCTCTTTTATGCGCTTAACATCGCCCCGAATAGGGCGCAAGTTCCGTTCGAGCGCCTCGCGTTCCTTGCTCAAGTTTTTTATTGTTTGGTCAATATACCCTATCAGAATGTTTGGGTTATTAAAGATATTCATTACCTCATTGGAGAGGTTAGCCTCTAATCTGTCTGCGCTGAAGCGTGGTAAGTTACAGCGTGGGCTTCCGTCAAGGTGCTCCCGCAAGAGTCTGCCCGGGCATTCCCACACCTTGCCCCCTTGCCCGCCGTGATTGTAGCCTGTTCTCAGGGTATGATGGCATAGCCCACACCGGAGTAGTCCCTGGTAAGGCGAGTGCGTATCCGTTGCCCGGAAGTGGCGATGGTTGGCAAGTTGGCGCAGCGCCATGTCCCAGAGCTCTGACTTTATGATTGCCGGACACCTAAACGGCCAACCCTCATTCGGTCCGCCTTTATAAGCTGGGTGTGTGAGAATATGGCGGACTGCGGATTGTGTCCAGGTGGTATGCTTGCGCCGCCCCAGGCGTGGCGTAATAATACCCTGCTCATTGCATAATACGGCGGTTCGGACAATGCCGATTTCATTATTGAGATAGGCGTTGAATATGAACCTTACACCCTCGCCCTCTACCGGGTCAACAACTAGTTCTTTTGTGGCCTTATTGAAACGATAGCCATATGGTGTCCTACCGGACGACCACTGACCTTGAGCTGCCAGGTGAGTCCGGGTATCCTTGAGCCTTTCACCGATTCGCTCCCTCTCAAACTCGGCAAAGCTACCAACCATATTAAGCATAAGACGGCCAGGTGCGGTCGAAGTATCAAGGCTTTCCTGAGCAGCAATAAACCCGATGCCAAGGTTGTCGAGTTCAAAGAGATAGTTCTTCAATAGGCGTAGGTTGCGGAAGAAACGGTCGAGCTTGGTTACAGCAACGATATCAAACTCATGGGCTCTGGCTGCTGACATCAGGGATTGGAGCCCTGGCCGTTCATCGGTTGAGCCGGAATAGCCGGCGTCTACAAAGTCCCCGGCTATTTGCCAATCGTTAATCTTGGCGTAACCCTGAAGTATTGAAAGTTGGGTATCGAGACTATTCCCGTCCTGGGCTTGCTCCTGAGAAGATACACGCCGTAGAAAGGCTACCCGGGCTGGCTTGACTTTTGTGGGTGACTCTGTTATCCTATTCATAACTTTTGAATCCTTTTGATTGTGGCCGTTGCTCTCCCCGGGTGACGGCCACAATCATTTTCCGTCAGGCAATTTTGAGTGGATTCTTACAGCGCGGACAGAATTTCGGCGGTTCGACTTGCCGCGCGACCCAAGTATAACCGCACTTACCGCACTCCATGATAGGCAGAGTTATTGTGTTAATTTGTCTTGAGACTACCATTGCTTCACCCCTTTACTAATGATAATTAAACCACACTTCCGAAGCGTTGTCAAGGGGTTTAGTCTACCATTTTGAAAAATACTTGTCTGCCCCTTGAAGCTAAATAGTTGGATATTCAAAGAATGTTGGCGTAATTTGTCACCTATTTTGTGGGCTTTATGAGGAACTGAATAAACCTGGCAAGTGAACTCTGGCTATGGACCTCAAGGAAGCTACTACGGCACCGTTTCAGCTTTGGGCAGTTGTCGCAATCGTCATGGTCTATCGAGCAGCGTGCAGCTTTACTTACTGCCTGCTCGAAGTAATTGTTCGTGGTGGCCGTTGTCGCCTGGCTTGTCATGTCTATCCTCCCCTAACGATAACAGGTCAGGTTTTGGTTCAAGTTCATCCGGGACTGTTATTCGTTCCAGTAACGGCCTAATGAATTTTGTTACAATCTCGCTGCTGACCGTATCCTGGAATCTTGAAAACTGCTCTCTTAACTCTCTGATTTCACGCCGTAGGTCACTTACACCCTGCTTGGCGTCCTGAGCGATTAGTTTGGCTTTCTCCGCGACCTCGATGGCGTCAAAGGCAGCCTGGAATACTGGTTCGGGGTGCGCCGGCGCAACTTTCCCGGTGTTACGATAGCGCGGGTCATTATCAGATGGGTTCCGACCTAGAAGTCTGTCCAGTGTCGCAGAAGTTGTGCGAAATTTGAGGAGCGTGCTAAGTATCCCATATGTGGCCAGGTGGTCCAGGACTTCCGTCCGATGCTCTCGGAGCCACTTGCCCTTCTGCCCGCCCCGCAGGTATATGAGAATGTCCGGTTCGTTCTCCTCCAGGTCGAGGAGCTGACACAGAGTACGATAGCGAATATTGAAATGCCCCAGGGTAATAGCAAGCCCAAATTCACGCAGGTATGCGTCTAGCTCGGCCCGGTGCGTTTTAAGCCACTCCCGCTTCTGTCGACCGCGTAAGTCAATCATTGGAGCTTCTAATCGTTCTGTCATTTCAATATGCCTTATTGTTGGGTTGGCCCCGGGTAGGACTAGGTTCTGGCTCCACTACCCGGGGCCGGTGGGCGAGTTCTCCGCTAGGGTTCTTGTCAGGGGTGGTCGAGCCTTCCTATCACTAGCCTATCATATTAAAGGCTTATTGTCAATACCCTATCATTACCCTTATTATTAACCTTGACATATTCCTACCATTACGCTATTATAGAAGCGTGGCAACCCTCAAAGAATTACGAATCAAACAATGCTTGAGCCAAGAGGACTTGGCAAAGCAAAGCGGTGTGGCAGCCATTACCATAATGAGGATAGAACTCAACCGGCAAAAGCCACGCTTCATCACTCGGCGCAAACTAGCTACGGTTCTCGGTATCAAGCCTTCTGAGATTGACTTCAAGTAACCTTCTGGTTAATTTCTCTCCAGACTTGTCTCCGCCTTTCAATAACGGACCGCCAATCACCCGGGAATACCATCGGAAACATCTTTTCAGCCCCACATAGACGGCATACCGCCTTCCCTTCACGGTCTATGTCCCACCAATGTCTACACAGGTTGGTACTCATTACCGTACTACCACATCGTAGTAGTAGTATTGTTCCCCTCGTTCCCCTTATTAAAGGGATAGGGAATCAATCATCAATCAAGCCGTTGATGGCCATGGTCAGGACTCCTATTGTGGTAAACCCTGTCATGGCCCGGTAGTAGACGGCGACACGCCCCTCGGCGTCTACGCTTACCAGGATAAGGCCCTGAGAAGCCAGGATATCATGCTCATCAACTAGGGCGTCCCAAAAAGCCTGATTGCTGCTTGGTGCCAGCAATTCAGTGATAGTCACCGTCTTGATTGCCTTACGCTTTGCTTCAGCCATTGTTACTCTCCTATGCTAGTCTTATGTGCCGGCCTCTTTCATCCCTGACTATATCAGCCCCAAGATAGCGTTCCCTGCTCTTGCGGGTACCTACATGGCCGAATCGCCCTTTCTTTGCCCTCTCCCCTTTAGAGGGGGAAGTAGCCGGCCTTTCTACAATGCTGATATTGCCCCGGCGGTAGACTTCCTTATCCGGCACAAACTTAATCTCTACCCCCTGTTTCTTCCCGGGTATGGGGCTTACTACCGGGTCTATAGCCCCGCCTTCAAACCTGGTGGGCTGGGATGGCGGTATACCTCTGGTCATGGTGATACTCTTGTAGGCTTGCCCCTTGCCTTCCGCGATGGTCGCGCCTTCCGGGGTCTTCCCCAACACTACAACCTTGTCCCTGCGGGTAAAGGGTGACACGACCACATGCCAGACTGGTTGCCCGTGTAACTTGCCCTGCTGCCAAGCAAAGGCACCACCTGACTTCTTGATATAGTCCCGCTTTTCTTGGTTGGTGGCACCTTTGCGAAGTGGCCTAGGTGGTGGGTTGGGGCTGAGTTTTGGTTTAGGGCTCGGGGAAGGCTTAGGTATAGGCCGAGGTTGGGGCTTAGGTTGCGGTCTCGGCTGGGGTTGTGGCGTGGGTATAGGGGTAGGGACAGGTTTAGGTTGAGGCTTGGGCTGTGGTTTAGGCTGGGGTTTAGGTTGCGGTCGAGGTTGTGGTCTCGGGGTTGGGACTGGCGTAGGAGCAGGGGATGGTGCTGGGGATGGTTGAGGGCTAGGTTGAGGTCTGGGTTGCGGTCTGGGCTGGGGATGCGGTACTACCAATGGCTTAGGCTGGGGTTTAGGTATAGGTATAGACTTCGGTATTGCCAACGGCTCTTCCTCGGGTTGGGTGACAGGCTTGGTAATGGGTAATACTTCCGGTTTTGTCGGTGCTTCAACAGCGCCTTTCGCTGGCCCGCGCTTAGGCCAGACGAAGGGTATAGATTCAGGATTCAATCTTTCGTATTCCAAATAGTCGGCCAGTTTGCTCAGCTGCCCTCGTTCCCGCAGATATATCTCTTCTTGCGCTTCCCGTTGAAGTTCCTGCCAATTCTGATGGTAGATGTTCTTGCCGCCGGCACTATAAGGTAAAGGCTTAGGTTGAATTAGGTCTCTACCACGACCCCGTCGCAAGGTTGGCCCCCATTCCACTTCAAGGTTTTTGAGAGCTTCGGCTGCTTGCCTATTTAGCTTTAATAATTCAGTTCGGCGAGCAATAAGCTGGTCGTTTAATGTTCGTTTAGCCTGAGCAGTTTTCGCTACCCGCTGCTGGCTTTCTAGCCTAGTTATTTCATCTGCGACCTTTGCCCTCTTAATGGTCAGGTTCACGATTTCACCGGACTTGGCAATCCTGAGTTTGTAGCGAAGGTCGCTGAGGTCGTGTTGTAACTTCATTACCCGGCTGAAATCTTTGTCATGCTGGGCAATCTTGACCTCTCTCTGAAGCCCCTTTATCTGGTTATCGAGCTTTTTGATACTGGGTATCTTTTCTGAGAATATCCGGTCGACTGTAGCCTTGATACCTTCCGCCGTTCGTTGGCCAAGAGGTTCGATGGTTTCGGTGCTTTCAATTCCAGCTTTGCCGACTACCTTTTCAAACCCTGGCGGTTTCGGCCCTGCCGCCCTTTGGATTCTGGTAAACTCATTCCCCTTTTGAATCAGGTCAAATCGGAGTTTGGCTGTATTTCGCTGTAGTAATTCCAGTGTTATTCTGTCCTCTGCTAAAGTCCCCCCGGCTCTTGTGCGTATCAGCCTTTTTGTGGCTTCTATCTCAGAAAGGTTGCGGGAATAGGCATCGGCCGCCTTCATATACGGGTCATAGGCTTTTACCACCTCTTTAGGGGCCACGGCTTTCAGCGTAGCCCGTTCCTCTGACCTAGCAAGGCGCATAGTATTCTCAACGGCTTGCTGTCCTGGTAGTTTGTTTAAGCCCCGGACAAATTGAGGGACCCGGGTTAGACTGAGCAAGCATATAGCATCGAGTGTTATATTGATGGCTCTTTCCACAACTGGTGGCCCGAGTAGACCGGATGGCTTATTCCAGAAGTAAACCGTGCCATACACCGGCACCATGGCTATCCATGCTTCCTTTAGCTGCTGCAATGATTGTTTCTGAATATCAGACAACGGTGTGCTGAGATAGATATATGAATTCAATACCTCTTTTTGTTGGTCCTTGGTCAGACTATTGAAAGGGTTGTCAACTTTGGCGGCTTTGCTGCGCGCAGACGCACCCAGCGCATGACCTATGGTAAAAAGCTGCACCGCTTTAGGCTGAGAACTCAGGTCATCTTGTATCTCAGGCAGAGAAAGTTGCTTAACACTGGTCCCTCTTTTGTCAACATGTTCTATCGGATAAGTCCTTTCGGTAAAAGCCATGACCTTGTCAATGTCAGATGATGCTAGCCCAGCATCCTTTAGCGTCTGAGAATCTTTGGGATGGTCGAGTAAGTAATCAGCCGCATTGATAGAACCGTCCGGGTTGGTGTAAGGTTTTAACTTCGATGTGGCCGTTTCATAGGCGGCTTGCTTGGCTTCAGATTCAGCCTGCAACCTTGCTACTTCTTTGTTAAGAGCTTCCATCCTTGCCTCGGGAGTCCTCCCGCCCTTCCGGTACACTTCAGCCAGCTCGGGGGATTCCTTCTTGAGTTTGGCTTCCCATTGTCTCAGTTTCTGTCTGGAACGAGCCATCTCTTCACTGTAATACCGAAGACGGGCTTCAGGTATGCCCACATCTGCCCGGTGCATGGTTTCCAACTCTTCGGTAAACTGCTCAGGCGGCATCTCCATCCCGAAGGTCGGGGGGAGTCTTCCTTCGCCCTCAGTTTGAAAGCCTATAAAGCGCCCCGTGCTGTCGTATGCGGGTTTCCCCTGCCCAAGGCCACCATACGGGTTGTAGCCCGCCCTTAGCTGCTCGGCTACCACTTGCCACTGCTCAGGCGATAGCTCCGCGCCTTGATTTCTCATAAGCTCGATTTGCGCTAGCACCTGCTGCTCTGGCATTGTCATTTAATTAACCTCCTCATGCGTTGAATTCCGATAAACAATAAGATTATCCCTATGGGTATACCGGCCATAAGGGAATTGGATAAGGTATCGAATGACCACGACAACCCATGTTCTGCAAGTCTTGAAGCCACGGTCGCATCTAGGTATAGGCTTAGAAGCCCCGCCCCTAGCCACATGCTACCCAGGATTATAAGTGCTATGCTGACTTTCATTTCACCACCTCAACACAAAGGTTCCCATATTTACCCCGGCGGTTTCATCGTGTTACCGCCGGGGCTTCACGCCTATTTCTTAGACCTCGTTTATTTGAGGGCCTGTGGTATCTCAAAAGATAACCCATTGAACTACGCTTTTCCTTATCCTTTGACCCTTTGGGACGGCCTAATTGCTTCCCCTCAGCTCGGGCCCGAGTCAATCCCGCCAATGTCCTCTCGCTTTTAATACGAGATTCATACTGGGCAGCCCAGGCAAAGACGGCAAAGAGGAGCTCCTTCATCGGCCCTTCGGTTTCTGTCCAGGGTTCCTTTACCGAGACAACCTTGATGCCGTAGACCTCAAACATCTTCACCAAGTTCAACACACTGGCTATGCCCTGGCGCGATAACCGGCTCAGGTCATAAATCAGGATGATATCGGGTTTCCTACCATTCTGGCAGTCGTCCAGCAACCTATGTAATTCTGCCTGTCTACCGGATGCCCATGCCGATACATTTTCTTGGTAGACCTCAGCCACTTCCCATCCCCGCGCTTGTGCAAACGCCTCCAGCGCCGGGAGCTGGTTATCGGTGTGCTGTTCTGTCGAACTAACCCTCAAATAAAAGACAACTTTCATACCCTAACCTCTTGTACCAAAACGCCCTCCCTGGGGGGCGACAAAAGCCCCTCGCCCATAGAAAGTGACTTGCCCGCCCCTTTCGTTGGCGTTACGGCGATTATAGTAATTGCTGTCCCTATAAGGGCGTATAGTTCGTCCTGTTTTGCGACCACCGTTTTTAAGTCCGTCAACTTTGTCTCGGCAACTTCCAGGTCGACCAGGTATGTCAGAGCGCCTTTCAAAGTAGTAAACCAGGCGACCGCTTCCCAGTAGGGCTTGCCGGTTCGCTTGCTGACCATCCTCTTTGAGAGAGTGATATTAAGGTTGTCCCCCTCGAGCTGATAGTTAGCGCCGATTAACATTGACCCGCCCCCATGTGATATATATATGACCCTACAGGTACTACAGCTCCTACATCTGTCAAGGCTAACAAAGTAGGTGTAGTAGATGTACCAGTGGTAGTAGGTGTAGTACCTGTAGTAGCTGTAGTAGTATATATACCTATCGCATTATGAGTTATTCCGGTAAACATAGACTGTCTGATAACCTACCTTTTTGGGTGTTCGTTCCACATCGCCACTTTCCATGAGGCGTTTCAATACGGCGTCATTGACTGGCCTGGACTTCCCGTTGGCGTTGCAGATTGCCATAATGTCTACTTCGCCCAGGTCGGTCAGTAACTGTAACATAGCGGAATCATTGTTTATCTTTTGGACTTCATTCCAGTTGTGGTCGAGTTCCCACAGCAGTTTGTCGCCCGCATAGCTCAGGGCTACCTCCAGCGATTCCGAATCCCTGCTGACTGACTTGAGGGTATAATGACCGGGCGTTTCCGCATTGTAGAGCCCAAGTACCAAGTCTACCGAAGCACCGGCGCTGCTGTGGCCTCTCAAATCTGTCAGGAGGTCGCCAGTTGGCCGTTTGGTGAAGTGATGGATTGCTAAAATGGACAGGTCCACTTCATTGGCAAGGTTATGTATCTGTTCAATAAGCTGCCCGAATACCGCATCGTTCTCTTTGATGCCCGGGACCATCGCTGCCAGCATGGTATCCAGCACAACAAGCCTGTAGTTATCCTCTGTGACCAGTTCTCTGAATTGTGCCAATCCATCGGGAAGCGGGGCTATGCTCAAGTAAAACGAGATTGGCGTGTCGCAGGTAATTCCTATCGTGGTGGCGCGTATTTTCAGACGCTTGGCGTTATCCTCTAGGGCGAAGTATGCCACTTTCCCCTGCTGGCATTGGCGCTCAAGGAATGTTCCGCCGGTTGCTACGGCATGGGCAAGTCTGAGCGCCTGTGCGCTCTTGCCGATTTTTGGTTTACCAGCCAAAATCGAGAGCCCTGACCGTAACAGGACATCTTTACATAACCATTCAACTTCGCTAATATCGGTGCTGAGGATATCGCCCATTGTAAGGCGTGCCGGCCTTTGCTTCTGCTCATATTCCACCAAGTAGCCAATGATACCCTTGAGAATATCACCCCAATAGACTACTTCACCCAAAGCGGATTGTTTATCAATTAAACTCCTGATAAGACTATCGCGTTGCCGGAAGTCGGTTAGACATAGCTTGATATTCTGTAGTATGGCGCCCTCGGGTCCGGTGAATGTTAGAATTGCCGTATTGGAGCGGTGATTGATTGATTGACATAATATTGTGACATTGATATCGGTGAAGTCAAAAAGGAACTGGTCCGGTGTCTCCTGGGTTACTATGCCCTGGCCGGCGTTCCCACCGTCAAGTCGTGTTACCTGGGTGTTCTCGAGCTGTGGGTTAGCCATCTTCCCTCTCACTAGCGCCAACCGCAACCGGTAATGTAATCTTCAGTGGTATAGGCAGACTTGGTTCATTCGTGTAACCAGGAAAACGCACTGCCCACGATTGACTTCTACGATGTGGGTGACACTTGGGCAGAATCCACACCGACCTTCACCCAGAAGACAGCCAACCTGAAAATTATGGGCGGTGATGCGGATGTGGACAACTTCCTCAAGGCCACCCGCTCCAATCTCCAGGACCTGGAGGCGGCGGTCATTGAGCTCAAAGCCAAGGCGCTTAAGGACAAGTTTGAGGACACCTTTATCTACGGTAATGCTACGACCAGTCCAAAGCAGTTTGATGGTCTGAGGAAGCTGATTGATACGACCACGGCCGGCAGCCAGGTTGTCGCGGCCGGGCCGAGTGGCGCAAGCTTGACACTCTCCATGCTTGACCAGCTCATTGACGCGGTCAAGGGGGGCAAGCCGGGCATCCTGCTGATGAGTCGGCGCTCCCGGCGGAAGATAAACGCCCTGGTCCGAGCCGCCGGCGGCATGATAGAGACCGACCGCGATAAGTGGGGCAATTTCATCCAGTTATGGGATGGCATAGCTCTGGGCGTCAACGACTGGATTCTGGACACCCATACGGTCAGCGGCGGGGTGGAAACGGGGACTACGGGCGGCACCTGCTCCACCATCTATGCCGTGCAGTTCGGGGAAGGCGCGCTTTGTGGCCTGACGGCACCGGGGTATCTTACCGTGGAGCGAGTCGGCTCACTGGAAACCAAGGATGCCACCCGAACCAGGATTAAATGGTATGTCTCATTGGCCCTGTTCGCCTCAGTGAAGGCGGCGGCTTTGATTGGTGTACAGGATTAACCCCGACTTGTCGGGGCGGGGGAGGGCCGACTTGTCGGCCCCCCTCTAAGGAGGTGAAACATGGCACTGGCAGTAATTGAACACATTGAACACCCCTTTGCCAAGGGCAACCTGACTTCGGATGGTGTCCAGTTTAGCGCCGAAAAAACGACCACCACCAATGATTACGAAGCGGTAGAAGAGGTCACTATCAACCCGCCGAAGTTGGGGGAAATCATTGAGTTTGAGTTCGGGCTGACCTGTGCTGTCCGGTCCAGCGGCACTGGCGAGAGTGCCCTCTTCAAGTGGCAGGCACGGAATAAAGGCGGCACCTGGGTTGACCTTCATGCTGAAGTAACCTACCCGGCCAATGCCTCAACCTACAAAGAGTATACCTATAGCGGGCGTTTCAAGCCGGTAGCTGATTTCAACGGTATTCCCTTTGACATCCGGCTGGTCATCAAGTCGGGTGCCGCCGGGGGTGAGAATGCCATCGGTAAGACCAAGAACTCAAGCTATGTCAAGGTAATCTACTCGGTGGCGTGAGGTGGGGTATGAATTTCGTCCTTCCTAAGAAGGAGCCGAGTCTGGTGCTGTACCTGCCTCTTTATGAGCTGGACGGCGCTTCCTTTGCTTCCCGCGATGCTTACGGCCATCTTTGCACGGTTACCCCGATATCATCGGGGCCTACTTGGGGACTACAAGGCAGAACCTTTGATGGCATAGATGACAAGATACTATCGGGAGTTAGCCCTGTCTCGCTGACTAATAAAGTAACTATCCTAGTTTGGTATAAGCCTGCAAGTATAACAGGCTTAAAGTCGCTCCTCCAGTATTGCGGAGTGGCTAGTGGCGGAATAGTAATCAACATGAACCAATCGGGTGCTGGAAGTGCAGAGGGTTATCTTCAAGTTGGGACTTCATGGAAGCAATCCAATGTTATTCTTGGTGCCTCTTCAATCGGAACTTGGACTTGCTTGCACTTAACTTATGATGGGGCTACATTCCAAATGGGTAAAGACCTTACCTTCCCTACAGGAAATGCAACCTCTGGTAATTTGAGTCGGCAGACTGACCCAATAGCAACAATCGGTTGTCAGTTTGGTGGAGGACAGTATGCCTACGGTGTTATCGGCGAAGTCTTTCTTTATAGCCGTGCTTTAACTATTCAAGAAGTGCAACACAAGTATCTGGCGACTAAGTGGAGGTATCAATGAATCTAACTGAGATGAGAGCCATCGTCCGGCGTGACCTTCATGACGAGGATGCGAGTAACTACCGCTGGACTAACGATGAGCTGGACCGGCACATCGCTCATGCGGTCAAAGACTTCTCGGAAGCTATTCCCAACGAGCAGAAGGCGGTTAAGACCACCACGGCTGGTTCCCGGGAGATACAGATAGAAATCGGCACGGTAACCGACTGCGTTATGGTGGAAGCTGTAGAGTACCCGGTGGACAAATTTCCCCGGCGGTTCCAGCGTTTTGCCCTGTGGGGGAATACGCTGACTCTTCTGGGTGATGAAGTCCCTGATGGCTCAAACGCCTATGTCTACTATGGTAAACTTCACACCCTGGATGCCAGTGGTTCCACCATCCCCGCCAAGCACGAAGACTTAATTGTCACCGGTGCCGATGGCTACGCGGCAGTGGAGTGGGCGGTGTATGCCGTTAACCGTGTCAATGTCGGTGGCGCCATGACTCCGGAAGAATTTTTGACCTGGGGCAGAGAGAAACTGGCTTACTTCCGGTCGGAGTTGAGGCGGCTGAGCCGGCGCAACCGGGTCAGGGTCCGCTCGCTATACCAGCCGTACTATCCCGCCGTGTCCCAGACGACCGATTACGGCCCCTAATCAAGGGGGCGTCTAAGAGTCCCGACACGTCGGGACTCTTTCTAAAATCTCTTCCCGATTTCATCGGGATTAAAGGGGGGTGAGGTCAATAAACATCTATAAGGTCTTGTGGTCGAAGATTGGCGGCCGCCCCTGGACTTATATCGCCCGTGATATCTATCACAAGGTGGAGTACTTGATATTGGTGAGCCTCTTCATGGGGGGCTATGCAGTTGGCAAAAGTGAGCTAGTTAGTTGGAAGTGGTTTCTTATCATAATGGCAGCCTATACGGTTGGCTTTATCCATGGCCATTTCTTTTGGGGAACGAAATATATTTCAGACCAGAAGGGCGAGTAAATTATGCGAAGTTTATCATCAACCTTATTGGCCGCTCAGAAGGAAGCCAGCCACACCCCCTATGTTAAGGTGGAAGCCAAGAACAAGATGGCGGGCGTGGTCCGGCTCGACTGGGAAAGGCTGTATACCGGCGCTGAGGATGATTACTTCCATGCCCTGACCATGCCCGGTGATGGCTCGCTGATTCGAGCCAGAATAACTCCGCCGGCTGATGGTCGCAAACTATACCGGCAGAGAGTGGCCAATCCTGGCTCTTCCTCCAATTTCAGTGTCTGGAATTACACTGACCAGTACAACTGCGTGGTCGTGGCGGCGGCCTCCCAGGGTGCCGAGGTCTCTATCTTCTGGATAAACGCGAGTCGGGAAATCCGGCGCATCAAAAGTACGGATTACGGTGCCAGTTGGGGTAGCCCGGAGCTTATTGACTATTCGCCCACCACAGCCATTAACGGACTGGCGGCGGCTTATAAGCCCAATGGCGATTTAGCTATCTTCTTGGCTGACCAGGCTACCCTCTATGTCAAGAAGCGTGTCGGCGGGAGCTGGCAGGCAAAAGCGGCCTGGGATAAGAGCACCGGCGCTTTGTCCGGTGTGGCCGCGGTTTACGACGGAGACTGGAATCTTCTGGTCACCGGGAAGGATTCATCGAGCAATTTCAAGCTGTGGAGCCTGATATACGGCGATGGGGGTGATGTGCCGGCTGGTAGTTGGTCGGCGCTGAAGGAGTTCGCCTCAGCCCCTTCGGATGGCAATTTTGAATACTGTCGGCTCTTCATGGACAAGCCGGATGTTTATCGTTGTTTTTATGTGGAGAAATTCAGCGGCACCCAGGCTTATAATCGTCCTTTCTGGTCTCATTCTGTCCTGGATACCAGGTTTCTGGACAACCTGTGGCGCGAGCCGGTTCCCTTCAACCTCTCCTCTCAATACGGACTGGCTATCGCTCACTATGGGAGTTACTGCTGGCTATCGGCCCCTGGCGGCGTTTGGCGAGCCCCGTTAACGGTGCCAAGCCTTGATTTGACCAACGATATCATATTGCTGAGACAGGAAAATGCGCCGGGCCAGGGCAGGCTCACTATTGAACTCAGGAACGATGACGGCCGATATGCTTCCCTGCCCTCGCCACTCGGTCTGGGCTGTCAGTTAGAGGTCAGCCCGGGCTATGTTACTTCGGTCGGGAACGAAGTCAGCCCCGGGCCAACTTTTGCTCTGGAAGCCTATGAGCACACCAGTTCCGGAGGTAAGGCCAGTTTAGTCCTTTATGCCTGGGATGGGTGGGGACAGATAAATACCTGGGTCGCCCGGCACCAGTTCCGGTGGAACAAGACCACCAACGAAATGAGTGTCAAAGATATGCTGGCTTTTATTCTGGCGCGGGTTGCTTTCAAGCTGGAGGTGAAGTCACAGTCGTCAATCATCACCAGTTACTACCCTGATTTTGTCATTCATCCGGGCGACCGGGGCGATGCGCTCATCAATAGATTGCTGTCCTTTGTCCCCGATGTACTTTTTATGGAAGGGAATAGAGCCTATCTGGTCAATCCGCAGTCCACTGATAGCTCGGTCTACAGCTACGGGGCGGCACACCCGATTCTGGAGGGGAGGTATCGGGAGGGGGCTTGGGCATTGAGTCGAATCTGGGTCGAAGGCTATGACACGGCTGGTGGTCAGCCGATAATTGTGGATGGCTTCGACTGGAGCCAGATAGTCAAGCTCGGTGACCGGCTGAGCCTGGTAGCCGACCGGAACATTGATACGGTGACTGAGGCTGAGCAAAGAGGGCAGGCTCACTTAAGGGAATCCGAAATAGAATCAGCCAATGGGAATATTTTGGTTCCGGTCCATTGCGGCCAGCAGTTGTACGATGTCATTGATATCACTGATAGCCGGGCTGGGGTCAGCGCCAAAAAGAAGAGGGTGCTGGGTCTGACCCTCATCTATCAACCGACTAAAGGGGAGTACCAGCACCGATTAACGCTGGGAGCGGTCTAGGCATCTCTAGGAGGTGAAATGATGAGCTTGAGAAAAGGAGTACTAAAGAGTTTCAATTCGGTTGACTATACCGCCACTGTCCAGATTTCGGCGAGCTATAAAGTTTACCTGGAGAGTGTAACCGTGGCCCGCAACCTGCCGGCGGGCGAGATGGCTCTGGGCCGGAAGGTGGCGGTGGTTTTCTTTGATGAGCACAATGCCAAAGAGGCGGTGATAGTCGCTGTCTATACCTGAGACTGATTGGGTATAGTCAAAAATTTATCCAATTGTCACACCCGTTGCTGGGGGCAAGAGATAGCAAAGGGCTAGCTAGTCTTCTTGGTGGCTTCTTTGGCGATGCTCTTGAGAATGGCGAGGATGCCAATGACAGCACGCTGGACTTCAATCGGCTCTTGGGCCAATATCCGGGCAACAAAGGGGTCGAGACGCTCGTTGGCGTAGGTGGCACCTTTCTCCGCCACGGCGGACGCTTGGGGTGAGAGATAGCCGGCCAGGGTAAAGAGCTCATCTTCCTCGAAAGCGAGCGGCTTGGCGACTTTCTGCAGGACATGGGCGGAAGGAAAGCGCTCTCCCCGCTCAATTCGACCCAGGTGCGAGGCTGAGACATTGGACTTAGCCGCTAGTTCCTGGAGCGTCAATGACAGCGAAATCCTCTGTTGCTTGATTATTTTGCCCAGATGGTCGGAATAATTGCTGTCCATGAGTTGAATTATAATTCGCCAATTGGCAATAGTCAATACTGCTTGACGACTGCCAGCCTGAATTGTACAATGTCCAGTGGACAAAATGGCTAGAAAATACGATGTTATCATTGTCGGTGGTGGCCCGGCCGGCATCTTCGCTGCCTTGGAATTAGCCAAATCATCCGGCCTGAAGGTTCTGCTGATTGAAAAGGGGCGGGATATTGATGGACGCCGCTGCCCGGCCCGGGACAAGGGCGGTGCCTGTGTCTCCTGCTCACCGTGTCATCTGGTCTGCGGCGTGGGGGGGGCCGGTGCCTTAAGTGATGGCAAGTTGACGCTCTCCTCCCAGGTGGGCGGGCGACTGGCCGAGTATCTCGGCGAATCTGATACCGAAGCCCTGATTAAAGATGTTGACGATGTCTACCTGCGGTTTGGGGCGGCCAATAGATTGTACGGGGTGGGGGAGGAGATTGAGAAAATCCGCCGCCGCGCCTCCCTGGCGGAACTGCGTTTGATACCGATGCCTCTCCGTCACCTCGGCACCGAACACTGCCGTTCTGTGCTCAAGGCAATGCGCGATTATCTTGTTTCGCGTGTTGATTTCAAGCTCGGTACGACAGTAGCTGATGTCCTCGTTAACAATGGCCGTGTCCAGGGGATTGAGACGGAGTCGGGCAGCCGGCTTGGCTGTGAGTACCTGATTCTGGCGCCGGGGAGAGAAGGAGCCGACTGGCTGTCTAAGGTCGCCGGCCAGTTGAAGCTGACCATGCATATTAACCCGATTGATGTTGGGGTGAGGGTGGAAGTGCCGGTGCTGGTGATGGAGGAATTGAGCCGTGTCCTCTACGAGGCGAAGCTGGAATTCATGTCACCGACCTTTGGCGACCGGGTGCGGACTTTTTGCATGTGTCCGGCCGGTGAGGTCATTATGGAATCCACCGGAGGTAGCGACCCGGTAATCACCGTCAATGGTCATAGCTACGCCGACCGTAAGAGCAACAATACCAATTTTGCCCTGCTGGTGAGCACGACCTTCACCGAACCTTTTAAGGAGCCGATTGCCTACGGTAAGTATCTGGCGCGGTTAGCCAACCTGCTCAGCGGTGGTGTGCTGGTACAGCGCCTGGGCGATTTACAGCAGGGCCGGCGCTCAACTCCTGCTCGGATTAGTCGGGGCCTGGTTCAGCCCACCTTGAAGAGTGCCACCCCCGGCGACCTCAGTTTTGCCCTGCCCTACCGGCATATGACTGGTATTCTGGAGATGCTAAAAGCCATGGATAAACTGGCCCCCGGTGTGGTCTCCCGCCACACCTTACTTTACGGTGTTGAGGTCAAGTTCTACTCCAGCCGCCTCCAGCTCAGTACGAGTCTGGAAACTGAGGTAGCCAACATGTTTGCCATCGGCGACGGGGCCGGAGTCAGCCGCGGTCTGGTGCAATCTTCCGCCTCGGGTATAGTGGCTGCACGGGAGATAATGAAAAGGAGCGGCGGCGAGTCTGGGGCGGAGCGGATAAAGCTGAAAGGTAATGTTAAGTAA